CTGCTTTTAAAGGTACACAAGAAGGTGAAGGCTATTGGAAACCATGGTATGACACGATGTGTAAAGTGGCTAAACCATGTCTTGGTTTTCCTGGTGAGTTAGTCCATAAGAGTATTATGGATTACTACAACCAGATATCACCACTCTTTCAAACCGAGTTAGCATACGAGAGATGCGTTCCTCTAACGCCTCTGCAATGTATTAACGGCATACCTGGACGTAAGGGTATGGAACACATTAACTTCAAGAGTTCTCCAGGCTTCCCATTAACAGGGGCTAAGGAGAAATGGACCACCCAGTTAGAAGGCGAGTTAGAAGGTATTCACAATCCCAAGGATTTAGATCCTATGTTTTGGGAAGAAGTGGAAAGGATTAGAAAGCATTATCGACGAGGTGAGCGATACCACCCCATCTTTAAGGCTTGTCTTAAGGATGAGGCTAAAAAGAAGGGTTCAGCTAAAGTTCGACTTTTTTATGCTGCACAACTTGCCTTTGTGCTTGAAATACGTCGTTTATTTCTACCCGTCTGGCATATATTTGCTATCAACCCTCTGGAATGTGAACAAGCTGTGGGTATAAATTGTTCGGGTCCAGAATGGGAAGAATTAATGCAGCATATTGAACAATTCGGAAAAGATAGAATTGTTCCAGGAGATTACAAGGAATACGATAGTCGTATGAGCGCTCAATTAACTCAGGCCACGATGTGGCTCTTTATCAAATTTGCTGAGTTAACTGGCAACTATAGCCCGGATGATATACTCATAATGCATGGATTGGCTAATGATATGTGCAACCCCAGAGTCGCAGTTAACGGCACAATGGTTGAACTTGTTGCCAGTGGACCATCAGGTACCCCCGGCACAGTCCAGATCAATGGTGTTAATAACAGTTTGTATGCTCGTTTGTCATATTTTGCAGCTGGCAATAAAGGTCCCTTTAATAATGATATAGCCTTAACAACATATGGTGATGATAACATGGCGGGAGTTAGTGGAAGATGTAATTGGAATTTCCAGATTCACAAAACTTTCATGGCGCTTCATGACATAGTTTATACTACGCCAGATAAGGATGCAGACAAAATTGTTGATTTTTATCACATTGATGACGTCGATTTTCTTAAAAGGAAGAGTAG